GCCCCAAGATGCCGTATTTGTTGGGGTAATGTTTGATGAATCAGCTCTAGCTATATAACTGCCACCCTGATAACTAACCATGTCTAGTTTAACATAATTAGTAGCACTGTTCCATTCTCCCAAATGAAAGGGAACGATTCGACCTAAATTTTGCTCTGGCATAAATATCTCCTAATTAGTAGTCACAAGTAAGTTACCCGTACTAGACAGCTCAATAGCGGTAATACCAACTAATCCAGTATCACCCTTAACCCCTGTAGCTCCTTTAGCCCCTGTAGCTCCTGTAGCTCCTTTGGCTCCTGTATCTCCTTTAGCCCCTGTATCTCCTTTGTCACCTGTATCCCCTTTGTCTCCTTTAGTCCCTGTATCTCCTTTGTCACCTTTAGTCCCTGTATCCCCTTTGTCTCCTTTAGTCCCTGTATCTCCTTTGTCACCTGTATCCCCTTTGTCACCTTTAGTCCCTGTATCTCCTGTAGCTCCTGTAGCTCCAGTATCTCCTGTATCCCCTTTGGATCCTGTGCCCCCTATGCTAACTAAAAGCTCCCAGCTTGACGAACTGTTAGGGGTCTCACCAACCACGGACGCTATAGCCATATAGCCTGAACCTAAATACATAACTATATCTAAATGAACATAATTCCTCGTGTTTGACCACGCACCTCTATGCTTAGGTTGTATTCTGCCTACTACTATTTCTGCCATAACCTTTAAGCCCCTATATACCCTATAACAAACTCGCCGTTATCGTTTATACTAAAGTCTCCCGTTTCCGTAAACGTTGCTATAAGCTCGCCCCTATCGTTAATATTAAACATAGCGAAAGCCCGTGCTTTTTCATCGTTCAAAGCCTGAGCTAAAGTACGGCTTTCATCAAAGGGCAGGTTTTGAGCATTGATTTTAGTGACAGTTACTTTCTTGCCTGCTCGCAATTGTACCTCTGTATGAGTTCCAAATAGTAAGTCTTCTAGACCTGCCTTGTTTCTCTCTATTTTTACCGTCATAACTATCCAAACCCTCTGTACGTGGCAACCCTGATCCGCTTAACACTACCATCTATTTTTTGCTCTGCTAATTTCTGCTTTTTACTCTCATATAATGAAAGCTCCTCATTGCCAACCTGCCTGTCATGTGCATCCATGTTGTCCCTTAATGCCGACCCTGTAATGTAGTGAGCTAAACAACTGAGCATAGACCTGGCAATAGTGGGCTCTAGATCGTCATCAATCGTCTTAAGTTCGGCTGGTGCACTGATGTAGTACAGTTTAATATACCTAGTTAAGTCAGGGGGATCTAGATCACCAAAGTTGCCCGTCACTTCTAATGGCATATCCTCATATGTTAAATTAGTTACAATACCAAAATCCGTGTTTCTAGCTATAAATGCACCATTATTTACGGGTTTAGGGTAAATAATAAACTCACCGCTACGCTTTAAGTTGTAGACAATGTGCGTAGGTGTTTCACCTGTCACATCTTGCCAACCGCTCCTGAAACATCTGTCCATCTCTTCAAACGATAGCTTAACTAAGGGCTTATTGATGTGCTCTGCTCGATCAAGCTTTATCGCAAATGAGCTTGCATCGTATACAGATATGTTATCTGTTAACTCGATATAACCACATGCATTATATAACTCTGTAGTTAACGCTATATCGAGCAGAGCATCATTAAGAGATGAGAGTAGGCGATCATCACTCCACCTAGATTTATCTGTATCAGATAATGTGAACCTAGCTTTAGTGATTATCTCGCTTGCTTTCATCTTAACCTACCTACTACTATAGCTAGTTAAATCCCCATTGCTTAACGTATACTCTATATACTCTACAGCAACGACGAACTTTCCGTATGTAACTGCACTGCTAGGGGTTACTTTAATAAGCTTTCCTGTTCCACTAAGCTTATTGTAGCTGTCTTTAGTAACAGCCCCAACCGTTGCAACGTCACCAGATGCAATAGCGACAACACTACCCACCTCAACTTTAAGCTTTAGCCCTGATTTCCCTGCTACCTCAACTAAAGTATAGATGTTTGTGATCAACACGTTTTCGGGAATGTTAAACACGTCTATAGTTGCTGTTCCGTCAAAGTCTGCAATAACAAGCTCTGCCGTCGAAACAGATAGTGTTTTCTTTTGTGCGAAACTCTTATTTCCTGTACGATCTGTCATAATATCCTCCTTTATGCGGATTGCACCTCTGCATCAACCGCTACAATCCCATAATCAATGCCCGCAACTTTTGCTTGCTCATAATCGGTACTTTCTGCTTTTAACCTAGTTTTCTGCGTATTCATCCAAAACTCGCAAGCGGACTCAGACGATATACCGAAGTCAGTAGATTCCTGATGCTTGTAGTCAGGCTGTTTACCCATAGCTAACTGCAACGCTCCAGCTCCAAGCAAAAGACCTCTGGAGGTAAGTTTTGCACCGTAACTAAAACCCTCTTGCCCTGTCCATATGTTGTTCCCGTCTTTTTGACGAAGACCAGGCATTTCAACGCCAACTTGGTTAAACTGAATGTTACCTGTTCCATGGGTTTCACCAAAGTATTGCGAAGCTTCAACAATAAGGAGTTGCCCTATTTTGCCAAACACGCCTTTAATTGCTCTATTACCGTTTCCACGAACATCAGCATTGAAAACCATAGCTTGATAACCACTATCTTTTTTTAGCATTCCAGCCATTGCCGGATCCACTACAAACAACCAATAAGGCATTTTATTCTCTCCAGTACGATAAGGAACTAAAGGTCGACGTATACCGCCAGTTGAAAAGCCTGAAGATGTTTTAAGCGTCTTCTCAATGTCTAGTAGAGTATTGTAACTAAATGTCGTTCCAACATCAATGATATGCGAAGGTGCCTGACCTAGCAAACTTTGGGATGCATCAAACAACGTTTGGTCTTTAAAGTTTTGAAACAAGGTGCTCAACTTTTTACGAGAATCTAAGTGCTGAGTAATGTTCAAGTTGCCTATATCAACTCCATCAAACGAAGTTCCGTTGTTTACAACTAGTCTATAACGATCAACTGTTATGGAGTTACTAAACTTCCTTTTATCCTCGCCTTTACCGTATGCCGTATCATTGCCTTTAATAGCCTTTCCCGATAAGTTGCCGTCAAAGTCAAACACAACGGTATGCCCATCTCCTGCACTTATATTCTTTTCAAGATAAACTACGGCATCCTTGTTTGAATTGGTTAGTGGGCTCCAAAAAGATTCGTTTGAAGCTTCAATCAAACCCTTTCGAGTCCACCGATTGCGTACTAAAATACTTTCAAAATTTAGTTTAGCTGTTGACATAATATTTTTCTCCCTGATTAATAAATTTCAGTCTCATAACTATTGTTATTTGACGCAGAAGTATTTATTGGGGTAGATCCTCCACCGACATCACCTAAGTTAGGCTGTCCCAGTGTTTCATCAGGTACGGTCAAAACTTTTCCGGCTTTCAAATAATTTTCGACTTCTATCAAAAATTCATTGAAAGTTACTTCATTATTCTTTAGCTTCAAAGTAATTCTAGGAGGTACTTCGTTGGCGATAATCTCGTCAGTTATTACGAATCCCGGATTGTCTTCTTGAAACTCTTTAAGTACCTGTTTTCTTCCCTCAATCTCTGCTTCTTCAGCTCCTTTAGATGAAATCACTTTTAACTGCTCGCCAAGTATTTTAGCTTGTTCAGATTTAGCGTTATTTTCATAAACATTCATCTTATGTCGCCACTTATCAGGATCGGAGAATTTGAGGTCGTCAAGTTCCTCAGCCTGTTCATCACTTAATTTAACCTCAACCGAGTTACTTACTCGTTTAAGTAGTTCGTTTTTTTCAGCCTGTAAAGCTAATTGCTCTTGCTTTGTCCTCGTGTATTCCGCTTGCGTATCTCGCCTACGTTGTTCAGAGGTCGCAGCAAACTTGACTTCTTCAGGTGTGTCATCAGGAAACTTTAATTTCCCTTTGGCATCCCGTCCCGCCAACTTTAATGCAGAAGAAACAACACTTTCAAAACTTTTAACATCCTCAAAATTTTCTTGACTAGCAACAGTACTTGGATTAGCCATATTTACCCTCATTTCTTTTTACATTATTACCTTTACTCCATATATAATAACATGAAAAAGGGTTTCTGTAAACCTTTTTATGTGAGGAAAATAAATTTATTGCGGATATTTGTTTACATAACCGTCTTTTTATGCCATAATAGTATGAAGGGTAATAAGTTTAATAAACATACTAGTATGGAGGGTATTATGAAGACAGAGCGTGCCGAAACTGATAGGGTTGTTAGTTTCTCATACAAACCTTACGATAAAATAGCTTACACCTCTATTGAGGAACTAAAGGCATACGGCAAGCAACGAGGAATCTCTTTTAGCTTTCTCGTATTAAAATCAATCAGGCTTTTACTTAAGGAGCTATCTGATGAATCGGGACAGGGCTAAGGCTGTAGCTCTCGCCAAAATAAAGAATGGTGAAGATCCAGAAAGTATTAGTGTAGAAATAGGGATCTCACCAGCTATTATACAGGAATGGGCTGAAAACCTTACACCTAAAGAGCTGGTTAGTAAAGAGGTTAATGTAATAGCACTGCAAAAAGCTAAAAGTATGCTGTCACCAAAAGAGCTACAAGATACTGACCAACTTAAAGAAAAGCTTCTTGCTCTGTCTTTAGCTATTGTTGGTGAGGTTGGCGTAGGGTTAAGGGATTGCGAACTAGCTAAAGCCATTAACATATCCGCAGATACTGTGGCTAAACTCCAAAATGCCTTCTTTGCTAAACCTAATCAAATAGCAATGATTAATAGTGTGGATAACAATACTGATAATAATGCTAGTAATGAAAACTTGAACGTATTCAGAAGCTTATTAAGGAAATAGATGCTTAGTATTTCACCAGAGCAATTCAAAACGCTTTACGCAGGTACTGAAATAGAACACGATCAAGATACCTTTTACACCACTCCCACATCAGATCAAGATTTGTTAGATCGTTACCTCCCCTCTAAACTATGGAGGTTAAATAATATATATACTATTATAGATAAACAAGGTAAACGTATCATATTTAAGATGAACCTAGCTCAACACAAAGTCTATGCAATGAGCCTTAAACACCCAAGGTTAATTATTTTAAAGTCTCGTCAACAGGGTATATCTACTCTATGGCTCGTTGCCTTTTTTGATGATTGTGTTTTTTATAGTGATTTTAGCTCTGGTCTAATGGCACAAGGTGCAGATGAAGCCGAAACACTGCTTTTAAGAACTAAGGTCTTGTGGGATGAGCTTGATTTAGCTATAAAAGAGTTTTTAAACCTTGAGGTAAAGAAAAATAATACTAAAGAATTTAGCCTTACTAACGGATCATCTATATTTGTTCGTACTTCCTTCAGATCAACAACTTTGCAACGCTTGCACATATCAGAGTTTGGGAAAATAGCTAATCGATACCCAGAGCGTGCACGTGAAACTAAAACAGGTACTCTACAAGCTATCGCACCTGGTAATACTACCATTATTGAGTCTACCGCAGAAGGCGATAACGTATATAAACAAATGTGGGATACTGCTTTAGCTTATGCAGGTGATTTAACAGAGAAAGATTTTATGCCCGTATTCTTATCTTGGGTAGACGATCCAGATTGTACATTGCCTAGGTATCAAGAGGCTAATGCTCACGACAGCAAATATTTTAAACACGTAGAACAGGAGCTAAAGTTTGAGCTTTCGCAAGAGCAAAAAAACTTTTGGGTTGCCCAATTTAGAGAGCTTGGTAATGATATATATCAAGAATACCCTACAACAGCTGAAGAAGCCTTCCTACGCAATAGAGACGGTACATATTATGCCGACCTATATCTAAGGCTTGTTCGGGGTAGAGCTAGAGAGAGAGCTAATCTCTATGATCCTAATCTTCCTGTACAGGTCGCAGTTGACTTGGGACGCAATGATTTCTTTGTCCTTATCTTTTTTCAGGCGTATACTGATGGGTGGCGTATCATAAACAGCTATCACAACTCTGGTAAAGGGATTAAACACTATTGTGAAGTTATGGACAATCTTAAAGAACAACTGGGCTATGATATTAGTCGTATCGTCCTTCCTCATGACGCAGAAGTTCGTGATCTTACTAGTGATATGACCCGTGAAGAAGCCTTCTGGAATTTTGGTTATACTAATACTGATATTGTTAAACGGACTAAAGATATTAATAATGACCGTGAATTAGTTAGACAAGCACTCGAAGAGTTCTATATAGACCCTCAGGCACAGTATATAATTGACTGCCTACTAAACTACACTAAAGAATGGGACGAACGTAGAGAGGTATGGAAAGATACTCACGCTCATGATAAACACTCTCACGGAGCAGATGCTATTCGGCAAATGGTTAGAGGTGGTTTAGCCTACACTACTCAAAATCAAAGAAAACGGAATATCGCCAACCAAATAAATCGTGGTTATGGTATCGATATATAGTATTTATTAAATATAGTGTGGTTTATTTAATAAATATAGTGTGGTTTTTAAGGGGTTTTAAAACTCTTTGTGAAGCAAGGATAAGGACCCCCTGCCTTGTGCATACCCCCTAACCAATATCTAAAAAACCTAGAAAAATATAGGAAAATAGGGTGGGGACAGCCCAGAGCCTCCAAAAAATACTGACACAAATAAGTAAGCCCAATAACAAAACTCCACAGAATTTCCCCTGACAGCTAAAATGGCTGACACAAACTCCACAGAATTTCCCCGAATTTTTATGATAGTCAATGGCATACAAATTTTGGGCTATCTTTGTGGAATGAAAACTAAATCAGTTTAGTACGACCAAATAAATTCTGTGGGAAGAAAACTAAAGCAATCCCAATTCTTTACAAATCATTTTAGCAGGTTTTTGCTTAACTTTAAATAATTTTTTAAGAAGTGTCCAAAACCTTTTTTGAGTGTTTTTTCTTATTAACTGATAATATAAAATCTGTGGAAATTGGCGTAAACTAAAGAGCTAATATTATATTATAATCCGCACGACAAATCGGCGGAAACTAAATAATTCTAGTCTTCTACAAATCATTTTTTGAGGGGTTTTTTGCGTGGGTTTTTGTTATCTTTAAATAAGCATTTTAAATCTATTTATTTGCTGTTTTATCTTTTTACCTTATTATAATTACAAAATTATTATAATTACAAATCTATATTCTCTAAAGTCGTTTTTTTGGGGTTCAGGGCGCACATCCTAGGATTGAAGTTGAAAACGGTAATTGGCTAATTTTGTAATTATAATACATTAAAACCATCAAACACCATCCAATATATATCTAACACAATCCTAAAATAAAATCCAATTACCGAATTAATATAACGTTAAAAGAAGAATTATTATAGCCAAATAGTGACTAAAGCCAAAAACATAGAAATATAATATAAACCCCCAAAAACACACACAAAAAAACATAATATAAATTAAAGTTTTACTTTACAATATTAGTATTTAATGGTAAAATATACCTGTAATACAAATAAAAAAGGAGGCAAAAAAAACACGGAATACATGAAAGTTTTACTTTACAATAATACCGTTTAGTGTTATAATATAAATACAAAATAAGCAAAGAAAGGAGTCAAAAAAAACAAGGAATACATTAAAATTTTACTTTACAATAATAGCATTTAGTGTTATAATATAAGTACGAAAGGGGGGGGAAATGAAAGAAATAAAAGTCAAATATCAAAATCAAGTTGACGAGAAAAAGGAGTGGAGTTATAAGGCTGAAGACAACTTCGACGTGGCAATAAATGATTTGATTATTGTGCCAGTTGGCGACGAAAATAAATTCCAATTGGCGAAAGTTTCAGGAATTAATTACTGGTCATCAAAACTTCAATCGAGCTACAAATTAAAGTGGGTCGTGCAACGGCTAGATTTTAAGGAATATCTACTTAAGTTGGAAGAAGAAGAAAAAGAAAACGCAGTAAAGCCGATTTGGTAATTAACAACAAATAAAAAGGGGTGACACAATGAAAAAAGTTAAAACATATCGAGAAATAAAGAGCGTTGAGATGGATAACGACCGCGTGTACGCCGTTTATTTTAAAAAAAAAGAGGGGGTATTATATCCTGAAGAGATATTTAGAACAAAAGACGAAGTTTTAAAAGACGCCGAGCACGTGTGTGCGTCAGGCTACGGCACATATTCTGGTCGTAAAGTTTGGCAAATGCCACAAAAAATAACACGACAAATAAGACGGTTATTAGGCGATAAATACACCTGCGTTTACGATGATAGTTGGGAGTAATATCATCTAAAGGTGAAAGGCAACGGGGTTGGATAATTAAAACGAAAAGGGGTGAGATAATGAAAAATAATGGTAAAACTAAAATAACTCAAGAAGAACATTTCCTTTTGCTGAGCAAGCACGATTTACAAAGAAAAGGGTACTCAGACGGCGAAAGGCTCGTCAAGGACGGCGTTACCTTCGATGGGTTGATCTGGAGGATTCGCAATAAATGTGGCAGGCACCCAGATCTTGAAGGGTGTGAAATAACTAATTGTTACATTGAAGGGAGCGATTTATCGTCCATCAACTTTGAAAGTGCCAACTTTAAAGGGACTATCTTTAAAAACTGTACTTTCAGGTCTGACAACTTTAAAGGTTCGCACATGGAGGGGTGCGTATTCATTGAATGCGGTGATAAAGAAAGGGGATAGACAATGAAAAAAGTTAAAACATACCGAAACATAAAGAGCGTAGAGATGGCTAACGATCACGTTTACGCAATCGATTTTTGGGCTAAGGACGAAGTTTTAGATTCTTTGGAAGTTTTTAAAACCAAAGATGACGCTTTAAAATATGCGGAGCACGTAAGAACATTTGGGTCAGGAAAATATTCAGGGCTTCAAATTTGGCAACTTCCGCAAAAAATAACTGGGGAAATAAAGCGATTGTTGGGCGATAGATATTCTAGCTTTTGCGAAGAATAACACCATCTAAACATAACAAAGCTAACATTTAGTTAACAAACAAAAAGAAAAGGGGATAGACAATGAAAAAGAGATATGAATTAACAGGGGCTACAATCGAACACGAAAATACAAAAGTTTTTGACAGTGCAAAAGTTTTTGGAAGTGCAAAAGTTTTTGGCAGTGCAAGAGTTGATGGGCTACAACAAAAAGGGGGTGAGTTCATGAAAAACGATAGAACATACAGAAAAATAGAGAGCGTTAGTATCAGTGATGGTTTCCTTCATGGTGTTTATTTTGAGGAGGATCCTGAATTTTTAGCTCCTGAGGAAATTTTGAGAACAAAAGATGACGTCTTAAAAGATGCGGAAAATGTTCTCTCGTTTGGATCAGGAAAATATTCCGGTATTCAACTGCGACAACTGCCACAAAAAATAATACGACAAATAAAACAGAGATTAGGTGATAAATATTATTGCTGTTTAGCTGACAGCGAAGAAGAATATGAGCTAAATTTGGGTGCTCGGAACATCGCTAACACCTACAGAAGAATATCAGCCGTTAATGTGCATTATGACCACGTTTATTCTGTTTATTTTGAGAGAGGGGACGAAGTTTTATCCCCTGAGGAAGTTTTGACAACAAAAGATGACGTATTAAAAGATGCTAGGCTTTTGACTACATGCGGACATGGCAAATATTGCGGTGTCGAAGTTTGGCAACTGCCCGAAGAAATGAAACAGCAAATAAAAAAATTGTTAGGTAAACGGTATTTTTGCTCCTTATCTGACAGCGACGAATAATACCATCTAAACATAACAAAGCTAACATTTAGTTAACAAAAAGAAAAGGGGTGAGGAAATGAAAAAAGTTAAAACATACAGAGCAATAAAGAGCATTGAGATGGCTGACGATCACGTTTACGCAATCGATTTAGGCAGGCAATATGCAGTTTTATATTCAGAGGAAATTTTGAGCACAAAAGACGAGGCGTTAAAATATTCGGAACACGCCTATTCTACTGGTTACGGAAAATATTCTGGTCGTAAACTTTGGCAAATGCCACAAAAAATAACACGACAAATACGGCGGATACTAGGCGATAAATATACGTGCCTGTGCTATATTTGGGGGTAATATCAGCTAAACATAACAAAGATAACACTTAGTTAACAACAAATAATAAAAGGGGATAGTTATGGAAATGACACTAATTTTTTTATCTTTGATCGGGGTTCTAGTGGGAGGCTTGATTATATATTCTTATTTTTTGCAGGAATGGGCAGTAAAAGAGGGTTTAATTAAGTTTGGTCAGGGTAGATAATTAACAATCAATAAAAAGGGGTGAGAAAATGGCAAGAGTTAAAACATACAGAAAAATAGAGAGCGTGAAGATTTTTGATGGTATCGTTTATGTCGTTTATTTTGAGGAGGAGGCTGAATTTTTAGCTCCTGAGGAAGTTTTGAGCACAAAAGCTGACGTCTTAAAAGATGCGGAAAATGTTATCTCGTTTGGATCAGGAAAATATTCAGGTATTAAACTTCGTCACCTGCCCGAAGAAATAACACGACAAATAAAAAAATTATTAGGTTATAAATATTATTGCTGTTTAGCTGACAGCGAAGAAGAATATGAGCTAAATATGGGTGCTCGGAACATCGTTAAAACATACAGAAAAATAGATACCGTCACTGTGCATGATGACAACGTTTATTCGGTTTATTTTGAGAAAGAGGAGGAAGTTTTATTCCCTGTGGAAGTTTTGAAAACAAAAGATGACGTTTTAAAAGATGTTGGGCTTGTGACTACATGCGGATCAGGTAAATATGCAGGTGTCGAAGTTTGGCAACTGCCCGAAAAAATGAGGAGTGAAATAAAACGATTGTTGGGTAAACGGTATTCTTGCCGTTTATATGACAGCATAGCAATAACACCATCTAAACATAACAAAGCTAACATTTAGTTAACAACAAATAATAAAGGGGATAGTTAAATGAAAAATAACGGCAAAACTAAAATAACAGAAAAAGAGCTGAGAGATTTGATAACTCGGCACGTGAAGGGCGATAAAATCAAGCTGAACGGAGTTAGTTTAGTCGGGTTACGGTGGTTATTCCGCAACAAAAACAGAATGCCACGACGGCTAGATGGGTGTGAAATAACTAATAGTTATATTGAAGGGGGTGATTTAAATTACTTGGAGTTTAAAGGCTCCAACTTTCAGGGGACAGTTTTTAAAAACTGCGAGTTGACGGGCGTTGCCTTTTGGGATGCCCAGATGGATGGGTGTACCTTCATCGATTGTTCTATGCTGTCGGTAGAAATGGAAAATGCCAACTTAAAAGGATCGCATTTTCATAATTGCGACATGAGATGGGGTCGTGTGTCGGGTGCTGATTTTGATGGGGCAACATTTGAAAAAACAAGCCTCGATAAGACCCTTCACAGCACCGCAAAGGGTTTGAAGATTAGTTAACAACAACAACAACAACAACAAATAATAAAGGGGATAGTTATGAAAGATACAGTGAAAGTAAGTATATACCCGCCGATTATTGCCGTTCAAATTGAAGGCATACCGGACGTGGGCAGGGTGACTTTTGGCGAGAAAAAAGACGTTGTTAAGCGGTGCGATCTTTTGCGGTTCAAAAAAAACGTTTTTGAAGAAGCCACGCTTTTACGAGTTGACGGGTGTCCTGCTATGCGTAGTTTTTATTTTGGGCAAGTGATAAATCTTATTAGAAAAGATATAGCGCCCCTGATGACCCGCTACGACTGCCTCTTAGATTTGGAGGGCGAGCCGTGGAATGGTTACACCCCGTGGGCGGAAGGGGCATCTTACTATGAAAAAAAGAAGAAAGATCCGTCACATTATCTTTACAGACGTTGGGAGGATGGATGCGGGCGGGGTGAGGTGATGAAACATAAGGGCGAAACTAAAATAACGCAAACAGGAAATTTCTATTTGCTAACTAGCCATTCTATATACATAAAAGGTAGCTCAATGGGTGAAAAACTAGTTGAAAACGGCGTTACCTTCGATGGGTTGATATGGAGGATTTGCGACAAAAACGGTCGGCATCCAGATCTTGAAGGGTGTGAAATAACGAATTGTCACATTGAAGGGAGCGATTTATCGAAGATTAACTTTAAAGGCTCCAACTTTAAAGGGACAGTTTTTAAAGACTGCGACTTGACAGGAAGTAATTTTGAATGTGCTCAGATGGAAGGGTGTAGCTTTATCAATTGTTCGATGTTGCGTCTAGATTTTGATGGTGCTAGCTTAAGTGGCTCGCAGTATGAAAATTGCGATATGTGAGGGATTAGTCTGGAGGATACTGATTTTGAATACGGCGTCAAAGTCGATGGGTTTATATTGAGGGCGAGCCGTGCGGTGGGTGAGGCAATGAAAAAGAAAGGGGGTGAGGCAATGAAAAAGAAAAGTGACGGGGCAATGAAAAAGATAATAAAGGTATACCGAGAAATAAAAAGAGTTGAAGTCTTCGACGATTATATCGTAGAAGTAGATTTGCACGACAAGAAAAAGGTAGTATCGAGCAAAGATGCGAGGCTTATCAAAGAAGACGTTCTTAACAATTGTGAGCATCTAATCACGTTTGGATACGGCGAACATGCCGACGTCGAAGTTTGGCAACTGCCCGAAGAAATGAGACTGCAAATAAATTGGTTGATAGGTGAACGGTATTCTTGCCTGTGTGATGACAACGGGGTTTAACAAACAGCAAAAGGGGTGAGGTATGGAAACTATAGATCAAGATGAGCTTGATTTAATGACAGGGAACCACTATTTGAGTGCGTGCACTAATGGGCGTTCAGGAAAACGTATGGTGTTGAAAGAACGTAAACTCGAAGATCTAAACTGGCATCCGATGGGCGGTAATACTGAAGATAAACATTATAACGGAGTATGCATAGAGGAGTGCATTTTGCAAAATGTGGATATGCGGTTTATGAATTTTAGCGGTTCGACAATGAAACGATGTGTGTTTGAAAGGTGCCGTTTTACTTTTTCCGATATGTCAAAGTCAATATTTGCGGGCTCAAGTTTTGATAGTTGCTATTTTATGGGGACGAATATGCAAGGGTCGGATCTCAGGTATTGTTGGTTTAGCGAAAAGTCCTTTTTCAATACCAATCTTCAAGACTGCAATCTGTACGGAGCCCTACGGAGTGATGATGAATTGGTAGAGGCTTTTACTCGAGGGGTTAAGAACTTAGAGTGGCGAAACGGGATAGTTAAATGGACAATGAATTAACAACAAGAAAAGGGGATAGTTATGCTTAAATACGAATTAACAAACGAGAGCATAGTTTATGCGGGCGTAACGTTGTACCGCATCAGGGCGTTGAAAGACTTTGGGCGAGTAAGAAAAGGTGATCTTGGAGGGTACATTGAAAAAGAAGCTAATCTTTCGCACGACGACGATTGTTGGGTTGGGGGGAATGCTTTAGTTTTTAACGATGCATGGGTTTTTGAAGATGCCCACGTGATCGAAAATGCCCAAGTTTTCAACTTTGCTAGAGTTGGAGGACGATCACGAGTTTTCGAAAATGCCAAAGTTTACGAATATGCGTACGTGTTCGGGCATACGTATATTCATGGCGAATCAAAAGTTTTTGGACATGCGGTAGTGAAAGACAAAGCCTGCGTTTGCGATTATGCGAAAATTTCAGGTTCTGTTTTTGCCTTTCAAAACGCAATGGTTGAAGGTTTTTATGAAGTTTCGGGGCATGAAATCCTATGGGGATTAAAATGCTACGGCGGATGGGAGGACACCACCGCTAACATTTAGTTATTAATTAACAACAAGAAAAGGGGATAGTTGTGCAAAATAAGTACATATTAACAAATGATGTTATCGTTCATTGTGGCGTAAAGTTACACAGAATAAAAGCGTTGAGAGATTTTAGCGATGTAAAAAAGGGCGATCTAGGTGGATACATTGAAAAAGAAAAGAACCTTGACCATGACGGCGAATGTTGGGTTGCTGATGACGCAAAGGTTTACAATAAGGCACGCGTCAGCCAAAACGCCGTGATTTCTGATACCGCTTTTGTTTTTGAGGGTGCGATGGTTTTGGGAAATGCAAAAGTGAAGGATGATTCAAAAGTTTTTGCGGGTGCGGGCGTTTTGGGGCATGTGGTGGTTACAAACGGTTCTAGGGTTTCAAGAGATACTATTATTAGAGGGAATAGAGTGATTGATGGGGAAACTATAGTTGGTGGATTGAAGTTTATAAAGGGATAGTTAAATGGACAATTAAAAGAAAAGGAGTTTAGATATGGAAAAGAAGTACGTATTAACTAGCGAGAGAGTTAAGCATGAGGGCGTAAAGCTATACAGAATAAAAGCCTTACGAGATTTTGGCGATGTTAAAAAGGGTGATCTTGGTGGGTATCTTGAAAAAGAATCTAACCTATCCCATAAAGGCACTAGTTGGGTTTATGGTGATGCAAAAGTTTTTCATGATGCCAGTGTTTTTGAGAATGCAAGCGTTTTTTGGCAAGTTGAGGTTTTTGATGGTGCAAAAGTTTATGGGGATTCTCGGGTTTTCGGCAATGCAAAAGTTTTTGGGCGTGCCCATGTTTACTGCGACGCAAGAGTTTATGGCAATGCTAGAGTTTGTGATACTGCTCATGTGAGCATGGAGGCTCATGTTTATGATTACGCAAGAGTTTATGGCGGTTGCAGGGTTGGCGGTAATACAAAAGTTTTTGGGAACGCAAAAGTTTTTGATAGCGCTCACCTTGGTGACAAGGCTCAAGTTTCTGGCAATGCCCAAGTTTTTGGGGGAGCTGAGATTCGGGGAAACTCCCAAGTTTTTGGCAAGGCAAGAGTTTTTGGCAGTGCCCAAGTTTTTGGGAACGCTCAAGTTTTCGGCAATGCAAGGGTTTTTGGGCACGCAAAAGTTTTTGTAGATGCTAAAGTCTATGGCAACGCTGTTGCTTTTGAAGGTGCCTACATAATTGGAGCAACTCATGTTTTAGATTTTGCTATTATTAAGGGGAGCGGTGAAGTTCTAGGGATAGAACAGATACGAGGATATAGGGTAGTTGGATAAGTATTAACAAAAAGAAAAGGGGATATTTGTGAAAAAGAAGTATGAATTAACTAACTATATCTTAGTTTATGAGGGCGTAAAGTTGTACCGCATCAGAGCGTTACGAGATTTTGGTGGTGTAAAAAAGGGTGATCTAGGCGGTTTTATTGAGAAAGAAGAGAATCTATCTCATAAAAGCGACTGTTGGGTTGAAGGCTTCGCAAAAGTTTATGAGAATGCGAAAGTTTCTGAGAGTGCTCAAATCTCAGAATATGCCCATGTTTTTGGCAATGCTTGGGTTCATGGTAGTTCGTGGGTGTATGGTTACGCAAAAGTTTATGACAATGCGTGGATTTTTGATGATGCGTTGGTGTTTGGGCTTGCAAAAGTTTTTGGGTATGCTTGGGTGTTTGAGTACGCATCTATTTTTGGGCTTGCTTGTGTCTCTAATAACGTGCGTATTTATGGTAACACTGATATATATAAATAATTTAGTTAACAATCAATAGAAAAGGTAGATAGTTATGCTTAAATACGAATTAACTAGCGAGAGTATAGATCACGAGGGCGTAACCTTATATCGCATCAGGGCTTTAAAAGATTTTGGTGTTGTTAAAAAGGGCGATCTAGGCGGTTTTATTGAAAAAGAATCTAATCTTTCGCATAAAGGCAACTGTTGGGTTTTTCATGATGCGTATGTTTTTGAGAATGCTAGGGTTTTTGATGATGCGTGTGTTTGTACTGATTCAAGAGTTTATGGCAATGCACACGTTTATGAGGAGGCTACGATTTCTGGCATTGCTGACGTTTATGGTAATGCTAGGGTTTATGGTAATGCACACGTTTTTGATAGCGTTCAGGTTTCTGGTAATGCAAGTGTTTCTGGTATTGCTAGTGTTTTTGGCGAGGCACGGATTCATGGCAAGGCGTGTGTCTCTAATAACGTGCGTATTTGTGGTGACACTGATATAGACAAATAATTTAGTTAACAAAAAGAAAAGGGGTGAAATCATGAAAAAGAAATATGAATTAACAGAAGAGAGTATCGAGAACAAGGGCATAAAGTTGTACAGAATAAAAGCGTTAAAAGATTTTGGTGTTGTTAAAAAGGGCGATCTAGGCGGTTTTATTGAAAAAGAATCTAATCTTTCGCATAAAGGCAACTGTTGGGTTTTTGATGATGCGTGTGTTTTTGAGAATGCACGTGTTTTTGATAACGCTGAGGTTTTTGATTATGCGTGGGTTTATGGTAATGCATGTGTTTTTGATGACGCTCAGGTTTCTGGCAATGCTAGGGTTTATGGCAGGGGATACGTTTTTGAGCATGCACACGTTTATGGTAATGCAAACGTTTATGATCATGCTAAGGTTTATGGACGTGCACGGGTTTATGGCGAGGCACGGATTCATGGCAAGGCGTGTGTCTCTAATAACGTGCGTAACAGATAAATAATTTAGTTAACAAAAAGAAAGGGGGGAAGATATGTTATTAACTATAATGATTATAATAGGAACAATTCTAGCAAGTCATTTGTTTTGTTTCATTGCGTGTTCGTCTTGTTGTTAGTAGTACACTGAAAATCTAAAGAGTAAACAGAAAGGTAGGAAAATGGATAAGTTTGAAGCAGTTATTAAGACGCAATGTATTTTAGTTGACGGGCTATCAAGAGCACTTAAGCTAATTGAAAACCCAAAAAAGAAAGAAGATGGAGGAAATAAAGATGGCTAGACCGATAGTACTAATTAAGGAAGATTTACTTGCCGAACTTTACCGTAAATACATGGATGGGGTTAAGTATCGTACTTTGGTGAGGAGGCACGAATTGCCTATAGCTTCACCCACACTTAAGTATTTATTGCAACACTATAGTTTTGTTATAAATACTAGCGGGTTTGAACACCGTTTGGCTTATGAAAGCCTCTTCCCTGAGTGGTTAACAGAGCCTGTACAAAGGCAGGATACGACTAAATGGGCATACTATGGGACTATGCCTCTGGGTAAATGGGAGCATTGTGAAAGTGGGGTTTAAACATGATACTACAGCAATTTATTGATGCAGGGTGGTACACAGTGCCATTAGAAGGAAAGATAACTAGAACAGATAGTGGCAAAAAGACTTTGCCCGTGTTTCAATCTAACTGGAGGAAGAAAAACAAAGAAACATTCAACACCACAGCCACCCCCTTAGGTGGAGCGATAACGGGGTTAATTAGCGGTATTGTTGCAATAGATTGCGATAATCAGGGAACTTTTGATTTGTTCACATCACTTGACCCTGATTATAAGGTGCATTTTGTGAGTCTGGGAAAGCCTGAGGGTGGCGGAACTATCATCTATAAGTATAGTTCAGAGTTATCATCATTTAAACTTGCGGATGGCACATTAGCTTTGGACTTCTATGCTGATGATGGCTTCATCTATCTACCCACAGAGGACAACCACAGCAAGGAGGCTTGGACGTATGATGCTGTGCCTGAGTTAAATGAGGTTCCTCAAACTCTAAAACATTTGCTACACACGCTAGCAAAAAAGCAGGCAACCAAACCAAAAGGAACGGCACACAATAGCCCTGCTATATCCAACCGACTAGCACCGATGATCAAAGAGTTCACCAAGACCGGAAAGTATTCACCAGTACTGTTCCGAATTATAACGCCTAAAAGTTTTCGGAGTTTACCAACTTATGTTCGGCAAGGGCATTTGCACCCAGAAGACATACCAGAGGGGAGGGGATCAGAGTATCTATCTAAAATATCCGCAATATTAGGAGCGGATATTAGCATTAGTCGAGAGTTGTACATGAATGCCATGGAAGCTATCAACAACTTATGGCTAAAGCCGATGGAAACAAATCGATTGATGACAACTGTAATTAATCCTATGGTGGAAGAGAAGGTGATGATCGGTGGGAACGTTATTTGGCAGTACGATAAGCACTGGAAAAAGCTAGGCTTTATAGCTACAGCGATGAATGGGGAGTATGTTGAGAGTTTTTTTGATGATATTAAAGGCATATATTATCTAATAAACTACACTGCACCGTATATCAAGACGTTTAGCGATAAAGGAGCGTGTATTACAACGCTAAAAGCTATGTTGGGGAAACCAATAAGTGAAAGCCAGTTTGACGTGACTAAAAGGCTTATACGCACAAGTTTAGATCCGTCAAAAGAGTTTGGGCACATTAGCGAGACAGAAGATAAGTTCAACTTATTCAGACAAACGCCCGCCCTTGATGTTTTAAATTGTCCAGAGGTGTACGCACTTCAGTACAATAGACCGAACGTTACAATCAAATATTTAGAGACATTTATGCCAGACAAGTATATGAGGGATTATACACTATCTTTTTTGCGAACGAAGCTGACAACCTTTAAATATTCGCCTATCGTGCTATATTTTATTGGTGTCCAAGGTTCGGGGAAGGATACTTTTGTATCTATTTTAAGTAAAATACTTGGATCGGATTATATAGCTAAACCAGATGCCAGGGTGTTTCTTGAGCAGTACAACGGATGGATTTTGGACAAGTACTTTATCCAGCTCGACGAGTACGGGAATAAACTGTCCCGAGGTGCCGACAAACAAGAGGCTTTAGGTAAGATTAAGTCTTATAGTGGTTCCCCTGACATACAGATCAGAGCCATGAGACAAGATGGGTTTAACTATAAGCACGGAATTACTATTATACTAACAGCTAACAGTAGCCCGTTACCGATAGAAACGCAAGATAGGCGGATAGCCTTTATTGATACGCCAAACAGATTGGACAAACAAGAGTGGGTTCTGGATATGGGTGGAATTACAGAGGTGATAACTAAGATTAACGATGAGATTATGGACTTTTGTTACTATTTAGCTACTGAGGTTAAAAATCTTAATAACAATGATTACGTTATTGCACCTGAGACGGATGACAAAGAACAACTTATTATAGATAGTTTGCCTATATATGAGCAAATAGCACACTATATAATCCACGAACAATTCAGAAAGTTAGAAGATCTGGGGATTGACAATGGCATTTCAGGTTTTACGGATGGGTGGGGATCTGGAAAGATATCACATGATAAATTAATGGAACTTTATGATGCCATGACGGAAGGGAAAGGGCTTTCAAAGGTTTTAACTAAGCGTTTAAAGGACGCAGGTATTGGCAGGAAACATACTACAAGAAACGGGGTTAACTTTTATTTTTACATAGTGAATAGTTTGGTACACTATGCAAAGCACGAGTCATCAGGGGGTTTTGAAAATATTGGGAGTGGTGGATTTAAAGCTGTGGAAATACGGGGGATATGATATGTAGATAAAAATAAAGTGACAAAAATAAAAAAGTATGTTATAATATAAACTTAAGATTATTAAACACAAAAAGGAGGATATTGGGATGACTGATTCAGTTAGATTAACTACGCCGAAAGGAAAGTTGCTTTGGGTAAATATTGTTGGTCAAGGCATGTTGAACTTCAATGAAAACGGAAATAACTATACTGCATCTATAGTTCTAAGTAGGGAGGATTCGAAAGATTTACGTGAGTCAATAAAGAGTCACTATATGGAAGAGAAGCAAAAGGGTAATACCTTTGTTTCTAACGGGTATAAACCTTGCGATGAGGATGGAGTGGCAATTGATAGTGATTCTTCAGATTACTTCAGCTTTAATTTCAAAACTAACACAGTATATCCAGACGGAACCCAAACGGTGATAGATGTATATAACTCAAGTGCAAAGAAAGTTGAGCTTGGGGATACTCGTATCGGCAACGGATCTATCGGAGCAATAGGCGGTAGTATGCGTTATTATTCCGTCAAGAAAAAAGATGGTGTGAGTCTTTTTCTTAATAATGTTCAGATTATATCTTTGGTTGAATACGCTGAATCTTCGGGATTTGAAACATCTGAAGGTGGGTTTACAGGCGTTGAGGATCCTGCAACGGGATTTACGCCCCAACATGAAAACAAAATGACAGAGACTGCGGTTAAAACTAGATTATAGGTATCCCCCAAGCAAGCGGGCTTTTCCGTTCAAGTGGGTGCGAAGCCCACATCTAAATTTATGTTAACGCTAAAAAGGGGGGATAGTGGTGAAAATTAGTTGGGAGTTTTGGGGCGGGAAAGACTTTAGTTCACGTTTAATGGAAGTAATAGATCAGACAAAACCTTTGATGTTTGACACAGAGACGATAGGTTTATACGGAAAAATTAGGTTAGCCCAATTTTATCAAGAAGGGTTTGAAAAGCCTATCTTAATTAATCAACCTGATATTACTGAACTTGTTAGTGTTCTTGATAAATGCTGGGTTGTATGCCATAACGCTAGTTATGATATCTCTACAGTACAAGAAAATTTAGGTCGAGTAGCTTGGTGTCCTGAGCGGTTAGACGACACTTTTTATCTGTCTCGCCTACATTACTACGATAAAGATAAGTTTAGTTTTGATACTTGCCTAAGTTACGCCCTTGGCTACAACCCGTACAAAGGGTTAGATAGTACAAAGAAAGTCATGCAAAAATCTGGTTGGGATTCAAACGTATTGAGTGATGAACAAAAAAGTTACGCATCTTTTGATGTCTATTACATGCTCGGCTTATGGCACGTGGTAGCAGGGAAGCTAGATTCTACTAGTTACAAGCTAGACATGATAACGCTTAAAAGTAACTTGAGATTCCAACGAAACGGAATGCCAGTTGATAGAGTTAGATTGAATACAATGTTTGCTAAGAACAAAGATGAGGTGGATACTATTGATTTGCCTGTCAACTGTAATAGCTATAAACAGGTTAGACCCTATATAGATAGTGATAATTCAGATGATGCGGGATTAGCTCTTTTATCCGCTCAAGGCAATGAGCGGGCAATAAAGGTGAGACGGGTTAGAAAGTTGCTTAAAGAAAATAGTTTTCTAACAAAGTTTTCTACGACTGACGGACACATTTACGGCAAGTTTAGTCCTAGTGCTCGTTCAGGTAGGAGCACTTGTAGGGATCAGAATTTGCAACAACTGCCTAGATCAACTAAAGGATGTTTTGGGGTTGAGGAAAACGGTTCTAAAGTAATGTTATACTCAGATTTTTCACAACTGGAACTAAGATGCGTTTGTAGTATTACAGGTGATATAGCGATGGAAAAGCTCTATAGAGATGGTATAGATATTCATACGTACGTTGCCGAACGTTTGTTCGGTTCTGGCGAAGTAACTAAAGAGCATAGGCGTATCGCTAAAACGTGTAACTTTAGTTTACTCTATGGCTCTGGCGTTGATATGTTTTTATCTATATTACTTAAAAGTACAGGAATTATCCTACCTTACAAGGAAGCGGAAAGCATATGCCGAAGATGGCGAAATTTGTGGGCGGAAGTTAAGTCTTGGCAACAACGAGGACTAGAGGATTGGCGTAAGAAACTAGCTTGGTGCACACCTTTGGGAAGATGTTATGTAGCTAAGAGAATGAATGACCAACTAAATATTCAAGTGCAAGGCATGGGGAGTGAAGTGGCTAAACTAGCCAATCATTACATGGAAGAGTCTATGAGGGCTAATGCTGAAGGTGATGACAATCCAGAGGCTTGGAAGGATTGGGCTTGTTGGCAACGCAATTTTATTCACGATTCATATATATTTATTGTGCCTAACGAACCAGTTTTGTACGAGCAAGTGGCACGCATAATAGCTAAAGGGATGGAGGA